GTCAGGCCAGCACCCTTGCTGACTGGCAACTTTTCGCCACGACCCACACTTAAATTCGGCCCAGATTTGCGCTTGGTAGGCATTAACCACCATACCTAGAATATATTGAAACCAAACGTTCGTACTGATCAGGATCGTTTGAAATCATATCATACAACTGCGCAGGTCGGATGCCTAAATCCCGTTGTATTTCTGCATGTATTATTCCAAAGTCTTCAGCCGTTTGCGGCCCGTCAGGGCCAAATCGGCTCTGTGTTGGCATTGGAGTGGGCATTCCGCTAACAGGCTGGGGCGGAACGGGCGGCAGAAGGGCCAAGTAATCTTGACTGGTCATCTCTGGGTCGTCAGGGAAAACAGGGCCGCCTTGAAACATTGTATTCAGTTTAAACTCTGCGCGGGTACGCGGGTCTTCGTCAATCTCTTTGCCCGTTCCCCTAGCTAAGCGCTCACCACGTTCAGCAATGTCAAGCCAAGAATCGTATGCGTAATTCATCGGTAGGGGCGCTGTTTCTCTAGAAGCAGCAGGGGTTGCCATCAGACCATAAGGACCAACAGGCTCAACATTATTGCGAGAAGAAAGCGCTGGCACAACACCATAAGCATCAATTGGCTCAACATTATTGCGAGACACCATCTCAGGTCTTGCACGCGGCCTTAAAGTCATTCCACCGTTCGCAGACCTAGCATCCGTAGCAATGCGCTCCACACGATCTTGTGCTTCATACGGCTTAGCAAAAAGATTGCCTAGCGCAGACAACAATCCACCACCCTCAAAGCGATCCCCAGACCGACCGGCACCGCCGCCGTCAATCATGTCAAGCAACCCAGTAAATCTTGGCCCTGCGCCATCACGACCACCGCGCAATGCATTAAGCGCACCTAAGCCAGCCAGTAAGCCTATCGCTTGTCCCGCATTCATTTCTTTCTACCTTTCGCAGTTTTTGCCGCATCTTTAAACGCCTTAGCAGTAGGCGCATTTTTTGACCCAACCTTACGCATCTTTTCACCGCTACCCGCCGCAATGCGTTTTCGCTTGGCATGAATATTTGCATAAAGTCCTTTAGCCATTACTTATACTTTCCAGCCTGACACTTGCCAGCACGCTTACACGCAGCAGGCGTAGGACAATTCTTACATGGAGTAAATTTCATTTTTTCTTCCTTTTAGATTTTTTCGCTACAGAAAGAGCAATTGCAACAGCCTGCTTTTGAGGTTTTCCAGACTTCATCTCAGCCCGAATATTCTTAGAAATAGTTTTCTTAGAATACCCCCTCTTTAACGGCATGAATAACTCCTTTTTGCGCACCATAACACTTTATGCAATTCCACGCAAATTTCTTCTTATTTCACCGCGCCAACTTATAAACGCGCCACTCAAAGCAGTCGCCGCATCACTTGCCATCGTCAAACATAACGCATCAGCCAAGTCAGGCGAAGAAAGCCCACGCTTGCGCATCTCATCCTTACTTTCAGCCTTCATTTTGCCACTACTGGTAAAACTATAGCGAATGCTGGTTAGCTCTGCGATAAGCTGGTCATTCTTCGGCAGCTTGCAAGAACGATCCTCAAGCCAACCCTTCGTCTTAAACCAAAGCTCGCTGCGCAGATTAAGATAGGTATCGCCCATAGATGGGCTTTCAGCTACGTTCACGCCGCGCACAGGCAGGCCAATCTCACGCAGGCGGTCTACCACACCTGAGCCTACGCCGATACTATCGACAAGTATTTGCGCGGGCTGTCTGCTGGGCGGTAACGCCTCATACTCCGCAACAACCCTGCCCACAGTCTGCATCAAATCCAATCCAGACCAAGACCTAAGCTCAGTTACAATCGGACCCTGACGCTTACACAGCGCAGTCTTGTCCTGCCCAAAGCGAGCCACGTCCAACCCCCAGACCGCTTTGGTATCCTCATCAATCTGCACATCGCGGTGCGTGGCATTCTCCACAAGATGAAACGGAATAATCGTATCATCGTCAGCAAGCGGAAACTCACCCAGCACACGAATACGAAACGCATTGCTCTCCTCACCGTAGCGCAAACGCATTTCATCAACAAACTCATCACTCACCAAAGGACTATCCACGCAAGACCAGCGGCGCGTCCACCAGCTATCAGCCATGCGCGTCTGACTTTCAAAAAACGTACCGCTGCTTCGCGTAGGGTTGCTCAACATAATCGTCGTCGCGTTATGACCCGACATAGACCCAGCAGCCGCCTCAAATACCTGCTCAGGAACACCACTAGCCTCATCAACAACCAACATAACATGCTCAGAGTGCACACCAGCCAATGCCTCTGGCGTCTCCGCCCTACTGGTACGCGCTGAAATAAACATCTCACTCGGCGCAGACGTATGCTCAACGCGATCCGACTTTACGTTAAGTATGCTCTGCAACCCATCAGGCAACTCGTTAATCCAACGCTTTAACTCCGCAAACAGCGCATCAAAAAGCTGGCTACTGGTCGGCGCAGTTACAACAACCTTATTCGGATAATGCATCAAAAAATACCACAACATCGCCCAAGATGCCGCAGTAGACTTACCCGTACCATGACCAGAACGAATGCTAATCTTACGCTCGCCAGACGCAATCGCATCTAAAAACTCAGTCTGATATGGCAATGGCTCTACGCCAAGCACCTCCTGCACAAATAAAGCAGGCTTTTTGCTGTACCGCTGCACAAAGTCAACCATCGTATTTTCTGCGGCATTACTCATGATTGATCACCTTCATCTTGCGAAGCGCATCTAAATGAAAATCACCAATATTAATATTAATCTGCTGCTGGTTTCTTCCACCATATTTCTCAGGGTTCCAATTAGACGCTGCAAGGTTGTGCTGACCAACTTTCTGCTTGAGTAACCCAAGGTCAACCTGATTTACATTAGCCTCACTAATATCCCGCGTGTGGTTTTCATCCAGCGCCTCAAAAATCTCCCTCTGGCGGCGCTCAGATACCTCCGAAATTAACTCAAAAGCTTGCTCAAAATGCGCGTCTGCAGCGTCCCTACGAGCGCTATCCACAGCAGCCGTAAGCTCCGCGTCAGATAAAATAAGATTGCGCAAAGTGCCGCTGTGGATTTCCATCTTCTGCGCTAAGGATTTAATAGATTTTCCCTCAAGTATCCACTCCCGCAAAAATTCAGCACCACCCATTTGCCTAATTTCAGCTAAGCGCTTCTTCTGCAATGACCTGCCAGCCATACTAAATCCTTCTCTAATTTCACGCAAATTTTAACATGATACCGCGCAAAAGCAAGCGGGAGGGAGGCGGGGGGCTGCAGGAAGGATAACTCAGAACAACGCACAGGGAGGAAAGCGTTCTTCGCAAGGGCAGCACCCCCTACGATTTATATAACACGAATTTTTCTGTGTGGGAATGTATAATAATAATGGGGGCGGGGCGGGGGTCAGACGGGGGGGGGCCTTCAGTAAAACGCAAGTTAAGCACAAAGGATTGCTTTTGCACAACTATAAGTGGAGCGCATAATAGGTATTATGTTAAATAATATTGCTTAGCTGTGTTTTGCTCTGCTTAAAAGTGTATTGCATTAATTGAACACTTGTTCTATTCGCGCGCGTCCGTGTGCAACCGGCGCATTACTGTGTGTTGCGCTGGTTTTGTGACGTTACGTCACTTTGTTTTTTGCTTGTTGCATTGATACCTTATTAGTATTACCTTGGTATCACAAGCAATGGAAAGGATACACCATGTCAAACCAAATCGAAGTTAAAATCGGACAATCATGCAATGGCTACCACGGCCTAATTGAGCAGCCAAAACACAAGGGATTAGATGTCCGCGTATTTGAGATGCTAGACGATGGATCGGTAGTCTATCGCAATTTTGATGAATGGTTCTCATTTGGCGAACGCGCTAGGACATACGGCACACCATTCAAGACGGATGCATTTTGCATCTGCTAATTAATCCATCCATTAGGCGCGCCAGAGTGCGCGCCCTTTGCATGGGTTAAACATAGGAAAGGAAAAGCCATGAAAGTTTTAACAGTTAATTTGAAATCTAACGACATTGGCGCACAGCGCGACAAGGTGTCTGACAACTTCACTAGAGAGCTTGCAATCATAGACCCAAGCACGGGACGCAGTATTGTAATTTTGCGCACATATATCAAAGGAACGGTTTTCCATTGCTGCGCATGGTTCCACGGCCCAGACAAGTTTGGTTCTGGCTCTGGCTATGGCAAGGCGACAGGCGGCGGCTACTGCAAAGAAAGTGCGGCGATTGACGAAGCTGTCGCGCATGCTGGCATCAAGCTCAACAAACGCTTTGCGGGTGTAGGAGGCAGCGCCATTCGTGAGGCGGCGTTTGCAATAGGTCGCAAGCTGACAGGCAAGCGCAAACTGATTTTGCATTGCTCGCATGCTTAACCCTAATCAGGTCAAAGGAGGCTTACATATGCAAATCAAACTTAAAATTACATTGGACGTCATCCCAGCAAGCTACGCCGCTGCTTATGGCGACTTTTACGACCCAAGGTCAACTTCAAGGGCCATCGAAGAGGATGCGATGGAATGTGCAGAGCAAGCGCTTGCCGATTGGGTGCACCGTATAGGCTTTGCTGGGGCAATAGTTGACCCGCAATATGTGGAGCAATCAGCCTTTGAGGTCTGGAATGCTGAACAGGTAGTCAGAAATGACGATTTTACCTCGTACTTAGCACAAGACTGCGAAAAGCATTTAAAGTCAGACATTGACGTTGACCACTACGTCAACACCGTGCTTGATGAAATGTGGACGGGTGTTCGCTTTGAAAGCCCAGACGGAACCCCGCACTATTACGAAATCCCTGCAATAGATACGGCAAACGGACGCCCCGTTGTCGTTAGACTTTAACCCTACAATCAGGTCAAAGGAGACTGGCACAATGTTGAAAGACAAACCTGCAGAACAATTAGCATCGAACTTTCGTCACTCAGGTGTAAAAATTAATCCCGATTATTT